TCCCAATTAACCAAAATAGTAACTTTACCACCAGCTCCAGCAGCATTTACTACCGTATCTTTTAATGTTCTGGTTGCGACTGCCATCCTCTAACTCCTTAAATCGAAAGCATTTCTTTTTCAAAATACGACATTAGTTCATTTTCTTTGACTTTGAACTGTTTCGCCGCATCTTTTATAGTTTTTTCAAAACTATTTAGGAAATCTGAAGGTTTAGAGTCCATTTTCCCAAAAATAAAATCAACGGCATCCTTCATCCTTGGAGATAGTTTTTTATACTCCTTAGATTTACGATGTTCATCTCTCTCTACAACTGTAGATTCATATATCTCCTCAATCCTCTTCACTTGAAAATGCTCCACTGTTAACAAAAGTATTTGCTAATTCTGCACGTTTTACTTCCAATGCGTCTCCAACTTTACCAGCAATTAAATTTTTAAATTCATCCTCTGCTTCTAGATTATTTCCATCTGAGATTGCATCAATAAGTTCTCTACTCATTTTCTCTTTCCTTTCACGGTTATACTTTTATCAAAGTCATCCTCTACTGGTTTTTCTTTGTCACCACCTTTGTCTTCGCCAGGTGGTGCTTCTCCATCGTACTTGGCAATATCATCTGCCGGGACCATTCCTCCAGCACCATCTTGAGGATAACGTGTAATACCATCTCCAGCATCCGGCATATCTATACCGCCGTCCATAGGATCGGTGTTAATCTCTCTTGCGATTTGATCACGCATTTCTTGAACTTCACTGTCAGTCATGCGAAGAACACGTTTAAGAACATATTCCTTACTGAAGAATGTGCCAATGTAAGATTGAATTTGATCAAGAGCATCAATACGATCTCTCAACAACTCTGCATCTTTCAGCTCTGCAAAGTGTCCATCTTTCAAGAAGTCATATTGAATGTGTTCTTTCATATTATCCCAATCTTCAGAGGCAATTACACCTTTTAGTAGAAGTTGAGTTTTTAATACGTCTGTAAATAAAACTACAAATTTCTTTCTAAGTTTTTGTATGAACTTAGTAAACTTCAGCTCATCTCTTGTGATTTCTGTAGTTCTACCAAGACTAAAATTATTCTCTGCCTCTAGTCTTGAAATAGGAACATTGAGTGACCGATAAAGTTTTCTTTGGAAATAAACGATATCATCAATTTCACCAAGATTTGAACCACCCGGCAGTGTTGTGATTTCTGTACCTCGACCACCTTCACGGCGGGGTAGCCAGAAATCTTCCAACATACTCATATGATTTCTATCGTCTCTAATCTCACCAGTAGATGCATCATACACCAACTTGTTACGATAACGATTCATCACATCTTTAAGATATTGCTCTGCTTTTACCTTGGGTAGATTGCCAACATCAATGTAGAAAATCCTACGCTCGGGCGCTCTCGAAATGCGATAGATAACCAATGCATCTTCAATCATCCTTAGTTGATTTACAGGTTTAATAGCCTTATGAAGATAAGATAAAACCTTTCCACCATTCTGGTCAATGACACCAGATGGGCAATATGTTACTGAATCTTTTGCAATTTTAATTCCTTGACCAGTTCCACCATAACCAGCATGGGCTAGACCCTTTTCGTTGTAGACATAATATTCGGTGATGTTCTTCACCACATCTACACCTGTCTTTGGGTCTTTCTCCTTTTTGACTTCTCTAACCTTTTTAATTTTTGTTGGATCAACATATTTTAGTGCGATAATACCTTGTCTTGGATTTTTCTTATCTATGACTTTGTGATAAAAAATTCGACCATCAACATACCACCTTCTAAAAATATCAGAACCTTTCTCTTCAAACTCTAACAATGTTAAAATTTCGTCAAACTCTTTTCTGATTGCTCTTTTAATTTTATCTGGATACGGTAATCTATCAAGACTAATAGACACCGATTGAGAAACTTCATCAAATGAGATTGCCTCATTGACGATATCCTCAATAGCACTGTCACACTCTGGTTGTTGTGCAATATCTCTATATCTGCGAATAAGGTCGAGTTCTGTTCTCTCTCTTCCATTCGTATCAAGAATGGATGAAAAGAAACCACCACCGGCAACCTCTATTGTCCCATCGTCGGACTCAGGAGCGGTGAATTGATCACCGCTCCCTTTACTCTTTGCCCGAGTAATTGTGTATCCGAAAAGTTCAGCCATAATATCTCCCTACTTCTTTATTTAGTAGGATTATATTACTCAACAGGAGAGCTTGACCTACTGTCTCCAACCTCACTTGCTAAGAAGTGTTGATATCTCCAAGTGCATTCAAATGTCTCAATTTCATTTGTAGTTTCCATACTAAGGTCAACGGTGCCAATAGACTGCGGCCATGCGTTAATAAACTTATATGCTTTGAGAATATTGTCGTCACGATCCAATTGAAACACTTCTAGATCAGCCATGTAGTCAGCAGGATCGTTAACACCTGTTGACAACTCAAGATCGTTGATACCGTTAGACCACCGCTCCAATGCATTTCTAATAGAGAAACTTGTATCATTGAGAAACGTTGTTGTCCAAGCATCAGCAAACTCTCTGTCACCAGCAATGTAAAGCTGACGACCTCTAAAGTTAAGAGCAAACTCTCCAAGAGTCGTTGCAGGCAAGTTCGTTGCAGAACACAGGAATGAGGCATCTCTTGAGTTCAGTCCAATAGCAATACCTGTAGGTGAATTGATAGTGATCCTAAATTGGTTTGCTCTCGCACCACCGCCCGCTAATCTGGCTCTAAATTCATCAATATTTCCAGCCATTTTTCTTTACTCCTCCTTAAAATCTACCAATGACTTCAGAGAACTCAACACCTGTGCGAACCGCAACAAAGTTAAGAGTAATGAAGTTAATTGATCGAGCCGGTTTAATATAGATATCTGCGACAAACTCGTTTCTATCTATAATCTCACCAGTATTGTTTGTGCCGTCGGCAACCACCACAAAGTCTGTGATACCTCTTCTTCCTTGAACATCTCTCAAGAAAGGCTCAACCAAGTTACGGAACTGTGCCCGTGTAAACTCATCGTTGAACTCAAAGAGTTGGAACTTAGCAGCGGTAGCAATTGCTTTTTCCAGAACCAAGAACAATCTACGCACGTTGATACGATCAAAGGCGCTTGGTTTTGTAAGAGCAGTTTTATCACCGAACAGAACCACACCCTGGCCAGGGAAATCCACAACTGGATTAATTCTTGCCTGATAGAGAATGTCTCTGTTTGCTTGCTGTGGGTTATACGCAAGTTTAATTGCTCCACGAACATTACCACGGTTGTAACCACCTGGCGAGAACCACGGGTCAGCAACTCTATCGGTGTTAGCACACAGACCAGCAATATCACCATTGAGAGGGACAAAACGGAATACATCGTTGTATTTGTCATACATGTATTTGTACCCACTGTCATAAACCACATAAGACGATGAAGGTAGTGTGTCAAAGGAGTCTTTAACGTTTGTTGTTTGTGTAACTTCACTTTGAACATTAACAACTGCCTGACGAGCAGGAGAGATGAATGCAACGCAGTCTTTACGAAGTTCCACAAGATCAGTTAACATTGTACCGTGTGTGTCGAATTCGTCACCGGCGGTTCCGAAAGAACTACCTGTAACTGTAACTGAAGGGCCACCAAGAACAAAGTTAATATCATGAAGTTCAGCGTTCTTGAACAGATCATACGCAGACCTCTTCTCACCAAGAGTAACAGCATAATCGTCTGTTCCACCTGTAAGTGCATCGTATGTCGGCGTGTCAACAGCGGCATAAACTCCAGAACCTCTACCGTCGCTCTCTGTGTTATCAAAGATAACGTTGTCTCCAGCATTCGTTGCAGAGCCGTCTGTGCCATCTAAGATAATGAAATCACCCTCATCAGAACCATTTGCGTCAGTTCCGTTAAGAGTAACATTGTTGGACAATTCAAGGTCTAAACCCCAGTTTGTACCAGAAGCTAGATGATCCATCCAGTAAATGAAAGCAGACTGCTGATAGAGAACATCTGGATAGTAGTTCGTTCCACCTTGTGGAGTTTTTGCGTTTTTGTTCTTTGACAAACCGTCATATGTTTCTAAAACTGACAAAGTTCTTTGACCAGCAACACCTTCAGCAAATCCAGATAAATCACCAGTGCTATCGTAAACAACGATATGAAGCTCGTCATTTGTGCCTCTTTCGTTATCAGTTGACCACTGTGATGTTCCCGGCGCATCGGCGAATAAATCATAGAATTTCCAACGACGACGAATGAAAGAATTATCGGCAAGGGAATTAACCAAGCCTGTTCCATTCGGGTTGTCCAATTCACGAATTGTAATCGTATTATTTGCTGTATCACGAGCAGTAACTTCGTACTCAATTCCCTCATGACCTGATGCAAATGTGTCAAATCCACTTGATGTGAAGAAAGAAACAATATCTCCAACATTGATTACATTGTCTGCAAGATCAACGTCATCAACTGTAACAGACGTTGCACCACTCGATGCTGCACCGTTAACTTGGTTTGCACCTGTGATGTTTTGTGAAAATGCAGTTGCTGTTGCACAAATAGAAACTTTCAATGAGTTACCATGTGTACCGGCAGTTCTTGCGGCGAAAGGCCCAACACTACCCTGGCCGTCCCTAAAAGAACCAGAGTAATGATCTGTATCTCTAATAAGAAGACCTGAATTAGACGCAGCGTTTAAAACACCAGACTCACATCTGACAACTCTAAGTGCGTTAGAATACTGCAAGAAATTTGCAGCAGTGAAAAAATATTCAAAGTTATCAGCATTTGGCTTACCAAATACTTGAACTAGTTCCTCTTCAGAACTAATGGCAGTTACAGATGCCACTGGACCCTTTGCAAATGGCCCTGCAATCGCACCAATGTTGGTTTGAACAGCAGGAACAATATTTGTAAGGTCAATCTCTCTTACCTGTACACCTGGCGATACTAAGAAACCCATTTTTGTACTCCTTTATTTTCCAAGAGCATTATTATTGTTATTACAGATATTTATAAAAATTGAAATCCTAAACGTGTTTTTATATGCTCCGATTCTTATAAATAAAATAACATGGAGACACATTATGAAAAGTATAAAGAGACTATCAAAAAGGTAGCTCGTAGGAACTACCGTCAACGTGTGGTATGGTTAAACGAATATCTCGCAGATAAGTCTTGCGTTCACTGTGGAGAGAGCGAAACTGTATGTCTCAAGTTCTATCCACACAATAATAAAATACGCAATCTAACAAAACGAAAAGGACTGAATGATAAGAGTCGTAAAGAAGTTAATGACCTTATCAAACAATCTCATGTTGTCTGCTCAAATTGTTTTATAAAATTAGACCACGATCTTATTGAATTTATTTAGAATTCACCAATTTGAACCATAATCTCTAACCACAGGATTCCAGCGAGTTCCATACTCATCTACCATTTCACCTATGTTCTCGTCCTCTAAACCATTTACAACAAAACCAAAGGGCGCCATGTCTTGTTCCAACGCATCTTGTTGTTCTCTCATCATAGTTGCACGAATATCTTGGTCTGCTAATTCTTTAAAATATTGTTGATCCGTTGCCCAAGCAAAAAGAAATAGGCAGGATACTAAGTCATCATTGCAACCCTCATCAGCTTCAAAAGATTGTCCCTTTACGATAAACGTTGACAACTCGTTAATTATTTCTAAATCCTCTACTATAATTTTATTGTCTTCAACCAATTGTTTTAAATTAGAGCAACCTATCCTCTTCACTGCTTTTGTTGTCCTAACTCCCAACTGAGCTCGACCACCAGAAAAACCACCACCCATTACTTGACCAGCTCTTCCTCTCATGGATGCCATAACTAGATTATCATACTCAAGATCAAACTGCATAGTATTTGCAACTTGTTCACCAATATCATTGACCTCAATCATCACAAATGCTTGATTATATGCCCTTGCAACATCGTATATTTTTGATGGAAACAACAAAGGTTTAATTTCATTGTCTCTATATTTTGCGACAATTTTATATGGTATCTCTGTCACATCAATAACCACAAATGCAGAATAGTCATTTGCTGTTCCTCTAGAAACATCAGCGGTTATGAAATATGTGTGACCGTTCTCTGGATTTGCATGTACATCAAGACCAGCATTACTCTTTAAAGGTGTTCGATAGGTAAGAGTTTTAAGCCTTGCGGGTGACACAAGAGTATCAATAGAACCTAAAAACTCACATTCAAACTCTGTATTAAACTGTGCCTCTGATGTGTTTTTAATTGTTTGTGCTTTCCATGCCTCATCTCGGCCAGGAACTTCACTCCAATGCACCTCAATTGGAACGTATTCGTTTCTCTGTTCCTCTGCATCTACCCACAACTTATAGAACATATTCATACCGTGTGGTGTTGATACGATCATTACTTTTGTTGTTTTACCGGATGATATTGTAGGATATACTGAAGAGAAGAATTGTTCTGCAACGTTTGCTGGGACGTAGGCAAACTCGTCCAAAAATATGATATTATAAGAACCCCCACGAACAGCACTAGCACTGGTGGAAGAAGCCAATATTTTAGACCCATTTTCTAACTCCAAACTTCCTTTGTTCCAAGACATGACCCCCTGTTGCAACCATTTCGGTAAATGTTCATATGCAAGTTGCAATCGTCCTAGCAAGTCTCTTGCAGTTGCGGCTTTGTTCGCAAGTATTGCCACATTCACACTAGGATTAAATAAAACATAGTGAAGTAAATAAGCGATGATAGTAGTAGACTTCCCTGACTGCCTAGGAAGTTTGCATATGGTGAAACGGTTGTTATGAAACGTCCCTATCATCTCCTTCTGAAAATCATAGAGCTTGAATGGCACTAGACCATGATCAAGCGATACAATCATGATATAGTTTTCCACAAAATATTGTGGGTCATCCATACACCTCTTGTATTCTTGAAGCTCCTCTTTTGTCCATTCTTGTTGAACATTGGCTTTCTTGAGATTTGGATTTCCTAGATAGTTCTGTTCCATGATACTATTTAGTTAAACAAGTTTCATACACCTCATCAGGCACCTTCTCATTTCTTCTCCAAAATTGCCCATCATCTAAAACCAATTTAATTGATTGTGGATTATTTCTTCTTTTTGTCCTAAATGCATAATCATACTTTTCATCGGTTGATCCCTTTAGGACTTTAAGTAAAGACGGCTCTTTCGTCTTATCTTTTCTATAAGTCTCATCCTTAACATACTTGTTTATGTACTCTTTAGCTGGTTGTTTATATGTCTCCCAAGTTCCACCATGTTTGATATCATGGTTGACTATAGACCATCTTTGAAAGTCAGCGGTGTTGAAAAAACTTAATGTAGAGTTCCAGTTTGGCGTTGTCGTATATGTAAAAATCATCCTACTATCGACATCCTGCCACTTGAAACAAAAGTTACACCACCAAAACAAATCAAATACTGTTACTACGTCTATGGGAGCAGTGTCAATCTGATCGAATAAAACTTTTGCCAACTGTTCTCTACTATGTTGTTTCATATCAGGCCATGTTAGGACAGTCTCCCAGTTGTCAGCATGTTTATCTAAATTTTTATGAAGAGCGTCACTACCAAAACACTGATCCCCGCACTCTCCGGTTACTTTTATAATATCATCATTATTAAACAAGTCCTCATCCAATATCTCACGATGAGGTAAAGGATCACTTCTTCCCTTGACTAATTTCTCCCACATTAAAGGAAACTCTTTTATTGAGTCTTCTGTGTATCGAATGTTTAATATATCAGAATTAGTCTTGGTTTCTTGTAATGCTATTAAGGCTCCACTGCTATCAATACCACCACTCCAAAACAACTCTATGGGTTTGCCTATACTCCATAGGTCACATGCTGTATCCATACAACACTCTTCCCAATTTTTATTGAAATCTCCAGCTGACGGGATAGGATCATACACCATATTAAATGGATTAAACATATTTGTTCTATCCACCCCCATATATGCTTCAACTAATCGGGATGGCCCTTCAATAAGGGGATTAATTTTTAGATCATCAATTTTAAAAATATCCGGCCTATAATATTTAACCTTCATTTAAATTTTCCTTCATAATTTAATGTATTCTCTGCTACCAAGACCACCCATCTCAACTACCCTCTCTTTAGATTTATTAGCGCCCTCAGTTGACTTTTTACTACAGACTTGTTTACACATGGGTATAGGAAAACTTTCAAAACTCATAGGTAAAATTTGTGAGAACCAATCATTTTGTAAAATTTTTATAAAATCTTTATCCCAAGCTTTTTCTTCAATAAAAGAATTCATCGTAATATCATGATCTAAATCATAGGGAACCCAACAACAGGGAAAGACGCTTCCAAAAGAGTCAATATAAATCATATTATTTTTATGAGCAAGACAGTGAATTTTTCCATCCTCATGTGGTTCAGTCATCATATTAGTATCAAAATCTTCTAGAGTGTAGTTTTTTCCCTTCCAGACATAATTTATTTTTTCTTCTCTGGTATTATTAAATGATAAAAAACTATGAAATCCCATCTTTCGTGCAAGTTCTTTTGCATCTTCTAATTGGTGAACATTGTGTTTAAACACAATGAACTGCCATATTGCAACACCACCTTGATCTATGAATGCTGCAGCATTTTCTATCACTTTTTCAAATGATGTATTCACCCTGTAAATATGACTTGTGTCTTTCAGACCATCTATACCAAAAACCACACCAGGCTCAACACCTTTACATAATTTACCATACTCACTCCACCATTCTTTTGTTCTTAAAGAACCATTTGTTCTTACATCAAATTTACCTTGTGTTTTATTTAAGACTGATGATAATGAATATTCTGTGATTTCAAATATGTCTTTTGCGATTATAGGATCGCCCAAATTACCACACAGTAGTATTTTTATAATATTATTTTTATTATTATAAAATATTTTTTTATAGTTGTCAAGAGTTATTTCAGACAAATTTAAATTTGGGTCTTGTATGGGAGTGTCATTATCTAGAACAGTTCTTTTACAGAGAATACATCTAGCATTACATTTATTTGTCAATTCAAAATGCAGAATAAAATTCCCATCATAATCATACAAGTTATTTTTCCTTTAGCATCTTCTGCAATTCCGCCGTACTCCCTACAAACAATGCATTTGTCACATTCTTAGGTGCGTTGTTTGGCACCTCTTTTAGTTTTCTCATTTTCTCTTGAAGGTCACCAAGTTTTTCAGTGACTTCAGCCACCTGTTTGATGAGGTTTCCGGCAACCTCGTATGCTCGTGGATGGTCCGATTCTTTGGCGAGCTCCAGTATTCCTTCCACTGCATCCGTTCCTCTTTCGACCAAATTGTAGAAGTTTTGTCGCTGGTATTCATAATCTCTCTCCACATGTTTATTCGCATCACCCCAATCTTCTTGAGACTGTAACATCACCTCTTGCGTAATGTTTAGTTTAGGGTTTCCAACTTTTGCCGTGGACGAATGTTTTGATGTATTTTCAATTACACCAAGTGATTCATCAATTTCCTTACTCATAATATATTCCTTTTATTATTCTCCAGCATCTTGGAAGAAAGAGGTTGTTTCGTTAAATCCAAAATCATCATCAGCTGAAGCTGTAGTTGGGTCTGGTGAAACCACAAGTCTTTGTTCTCTTTTTGGTGATTTATCTGGTAAGTCTGTAAACTGATCAACTTGAACCGTTTTAATAATACTTTGACCTGTGACCGGACCATAAAGATAGAACTTCGCAGTGAAATCTAAAGTGTATATGATTGCTCTTCTTGTTGCAAAATCACCCTCATAATCATCTTCGTATGATATACTATTCAGAACGATAGGAACATCTCGTTTCACGCTCATATCAGGCATATCATTAATAGTCAAAGTGTAGTCGGGCTGAAAGAATGGTAAAATTTGTTCTACAATCTGTAAGGCATCATCAGAACTTTTTGCCAAAATATATAACTCAAAACCTAAGTTATACGGAACGGGCATATATTGTGTGTCAAGTTTACTTGAATTTCCTGACTTGGTTTTCTTAAACTGTTGAACTCTGTTTAGTTTTCTTGTAGGATCGTAAGACAAACCATTTATTTCAAATCCAATACGAGGTAGTGTGATTGCAACCTGTTTTGTTAAGTCAGGGTCTTCTCTCAAACGAACTAAAAACTTTTGTCTGGGCCCATATGCCAGAGGAACTTTCATAGATTGTGTAACAACGCCAGCGTTGTCTTTACGAACTAATTGTATATTGTTAAATAATGTACCAAATGCAACGACAACTTTTCGAGTCGTTTCGTGGTAGAACTGCTGACCTAACATTAACCTTTACTCCCTGCATCACCAAACGGATTACTTTCTGTGAAGTCTAACACATCATCATCAAGATCATCAAATAACTCATTTTGAGCTGTGTTATCAAGACTACCTGTGTTTGCTCCACCTGTACCAACTATATAGTCTTCTTGTATCAAGAACTCTCCTGTCTCTAGAAGTAGACTTTCACCAACAGAAGTTGAGTCGTCCTCACCAATAATATTATCATTATCCGTTTCATCTTTTAGTAGACCTCTAGTGGTGGCTGTATCATGTATTCTAATTTGTTCATTGACCGCACTTGATTGTTCCAAAGTAAACTGAAAGAACATAGTGTCCACAGACAATGCATCTTCAATCGCATCAATATCAGTGATGCCAGTATCAAGTGCTTCAGAACTATAATCAAATGTGCGACATTGTAATTTAAATACTGGATTATTGTCTAATTGGTGGAACGGTTCATCATGGTCAACAAAATTAACCTCAAATAGTTTTTTGAGAACAGGATGAAAAATTAAATCCCCCTCTAAAGGCCTATCTGAATCTGTCGCATCAGTTTCATTGAGAAGATAAAAATCTGTCCCTTCAAACACGATTGCATTACCACTCTGATCTATAGTTCCCTCCTCCAACAGAATAGAACCGCCAGTTGTATCTGTGCCATCTTCGATGGTAAACTGTTTTGTTAATTCTTGAAATCTATGTTTTGCAACAACAAAGGTTAACTCACTTAGGTCTTGCAACCCAAACTTATTCATGAGTTCTCTTTCGCCCTGATACCCACCCTCTGCATTTTCAACGTACATCTCTATCTTTGCAGAGTTTCTAAATTTAGAAAGAGCGTCTTCACCAAAAACTGTATCTTCAGCAGTCAAAGTTCTGTCAACATAATGAACGTCATGACCATATATTTGAATAGCCTCTGCAACCAAATCCCTATATAAGTTTTGTTCTGTAGCAATCGCAGTTCTATTGCTGGTATGAAATATTGAATTGACGGCCATAGAGTTATCCTATCATATAATTTACTGGTAACTCAAATGCGAGTTGAATTTGTTCTTCTAATTTTTCTAATTCCTCTTGTGCCTGCGAATAAATTGTTTCTCCATTCATGGTAACACCACCTAACATAGATACACCGTTGAATTTGGAAAGGTTAGCACCCCACTGTCTTTTTATCAGTGCAGTAGCATATCTTTTTAAGTACATGTCGTTGAAGACATCTGTGAATGTTGCTGGATCAAGTTTTCTATAACACTCAATAATTATGAATTCATCTACTTTAATATCATTATTCCAATCCATATCCAGATAGAGTCTCTGTTGGTGTTGACTAAAACGAATTGGAACCTCACCAACAAGAATATGTTCTAAAAAGTCAAGATGTTGAAGCGTCATCTGGTATTCCATAATAGAAGTAGATGAAAAATCATACAAGTCATTCAACCGTAGTTGATACCTTAGATCAAACATATTTGCTGTTGTGCTGTCTGTAAAAGGAAAAACACTCACCACTGAGATTACAGCTTCAGGCACGGGGATAAAACCTTTGCCCTCTAACCAAGTCGCAGTAACAGAATTATCAGCGGTATCTGTGGCAACTTCTGATGCATCAGTTGTTGCTCTACTGATATCATCAGATGTGATCTTGTGTTTAAGATACATTCTTTCCACACCATCATAATGATATTCTGCAAAGTATTGAAGGGCCTCGTCAAGTCTATCGTCAATTTGGTCATCTGACACGTTTATGTCGATAACCCCACTACCCAATGCTCTAAGACAATATGACTTCAGAGTTGCCTTTGTTGAGGGAACAGCCATGTTATCACTCCTTTATACTCTATTTATAAGTATTTGGATGCGATACAGTTAGGACCAAACTGTCCATCATCAAACCAATTTGTCTCTTGAACAAACCCTACACTTTTATATGCAGGCATTGCACTTTGTCTAGGAACAGTCCACATCCAGTTGCCACCTTTAAGTTTTGCATACTTTAAACACCAATTTAGTATAATTGAAGAATATTTCTGACCCCTAAAATTTGGGTGAACCCACAATCCTCTTGATCTCCAGTAATTAAATATACCTTTTGAGTTACTATAGTAACAACTATTTACGGCAACTAATTCTTTATTAGACCTAATACCAACAAACGTAGGCTCTGCATCCTTTGCCATTTGTTTATCTTTACCAAGTTCTTTTTGTAACCAATGCCATGTCCACTCATTTGCCTTTGCGACCCCATTCTTTTTATTAGGCCACAGTTCTTTTTCCCAGACCTCTTTGATTTCCTCGAAATTTATTTCCTCTACAAAATCAAACGTTATCTGCATAATGCTCCCACTCATGAGGTTTATTCATTCTATGAGTAAAATGAACGAATTTTATATCTGGATGAAACTCATCACCCAAACAAACATATTCATTACCAGTAAGGTTTCTATATTTTCTTGTCAATTGAACATTCCATCTAAACATGCTCTTTCCATAATTTATGTCAGTTCCAGTGACCCAACGAGTAAACCACGCATCAGGTAACGTTATTAGCTCAAGTCTTTCGTTCACAGAATCTTCAACAAAATATTGTTCACCGTTTACTGGACCATTTGTTGTCCCGTTGTCGATATAATATCTTTGCCACCCATGAACATCAGACATAAATTTTTCATAGATATATTTACAATCTTTTGGATAATATTTAAAAAATCCACCGTTAATCTTGTATCCTTCTTTTTTTGTATCTCTCCACCATCCAGGCATTGCAACAAATTGTCCACGTTCAACAGGATATTCAAATATCTTTTCATAATCGTTAACTAATAAAACATCAATATCCATCACACAAATAGGTTCATCAATGTCTTGTTGCATTGCCCACATCTTATTCCATTGCAATTCAACCCTAGAGTCATATGGCTCTCTTATCCACACAATCTCATATTTAGAAAGTTTTTTCTCTAAATACGTTTCGTATTCTGGACCGTACTTCTCTCCTATTCTGACTGCAAATATTTTCATGGCGCATAAGGAAAAATCATTTTTGATTTTATCATATCTAAAGGTTGTATACCAAAATATTTATTTGGTTTCCAATCATTGTTATCTTTCTCAAACCAAGGTATGAACGCCGCCACAATGTGAACTCTTGGTTTCTTTGCTCCACCCATATCTCTAACTCTATGTTTTATTCTTGTATTCCACATGTAAACCTTACCAACCTCTAGATGTTTAGTTAATGTTAAAGAATTATCATATTCGTCTGTACCATCAATCTCTAAAACATATGAAGGCTCAGTAACTAATGGTATATTAAATCTTATGGCACACCACAACACTTCATCTACATGCCACCCCTGCTCGTGTCTAGGATACTCCCACATCACTCTTGACCTCGTGGGCGGTAGGTCAACACACTCTAAAAATGTATCATAATGTTTTTTAACTATCGGGTGAACCGTAGACAAACCGTATGTATCATAGTAAGTATCTTTGTCTGTTTCCCAAGGCGGATTAGGATTATTCATTCTTGAATATGTCCAATTTAATTCTGGATGGCCAAGACTGGCATACGGACTTTGTAGATAGTCATCCCCCTTTTCATTTATACAAATACTAAACCCTCTATATTTTTCTGACTCAAGATCAACCTTTCTCCAACCTCTTATTCCACCAATCTCATCTGTAATCTTTAGTGTTTTATCATATAACTCCTCAGCTGAAGGCATACCAAGTTCTTCCAACGTAAATTCCAAAAAGTTATCCTCTAACTTCTCTTCATAAAAATCAAAAGCATTATATTCTTCATTTAGTCTTGTAAATGTACAATCACTTTTTCTCATTCGGCATACTCTGTTTAGTGGGTTTTTTACCTCTAATGAAAAAATATTCTGTGTTGTTACTTAATGTTTCAATCAGACAATCTAAACTCTCAACCAACTCTGTTAAGGTATAACAAACATGACTAGTGTGATAGCTAAAAATATTACTTAGATCAAAGAAAACTCTTTTACCTTTGATTTTATTAATTATCTTTCCATAGTCTGGATTAATTATATCCATGATCCAATATTCTATATTATAATTTTCTACCATATTTTTTTGTAGTTTTCTGCATTCCTCAAAGCTACCAAATGTCTCCACTCTTTTTTTTAATTTTTCAGATACAACATAGTGTCTTGGTATATTGGATGTAAACACAATATCATGATCACTAAATCTAGAATATATTTCAAGCTCTTCAAAACTCATATTCATCTCAACGATATTTTGTTTTATTTCTATGTTCTCCTCACAGTAATCATAAAATACAACGTCACCATCAAAATCTAATCTATCTGCAAAAACCTCTCCACTATAACCAGCAGTAGGAGTAAAGATTAAGTCAAACTTTCCGTCTGGTATTTTACCCAAGTTCTCCGTATTTTCTGCGTAGAATTTTTCAGTCATCCTATTCATAAGCAACTCAAAATATCTATCACTTTGGTCGATACGATCTCTCCACCCAAAAGATTTATGGGCCATCTTTCTCCAGTTCTGATCTTGAATTTCTGTTCTATTCTCCATATGATAGGCGAACCCTTTTATGTTTCTTTCTTGTTCAGTAAAATTTTTAATCAAAGGTAATTCGTCAACCTTAATCCATGGCGGGGTATAATCATCATGAAAATTTTCTGGTGACCTTTCATAATTCTCCCATCTTTCAAATATATCTGGAGCGCCATGCTCTTTCCATTTGACAAGATTCAACTCTATGTGTTGATGATGTAGATATGCTTTTTTATTAGGCCTTGATATAATGTGTGCCCTACAGTATTCATCAGTCTCAGCCCAGTTACAAAATCTAGTTATAGACGTTTGCGGCACAATCATATTAAATGTCATCCCGACACAAGTAATCATTGCGTGTGTCTGCTCACACTCTCTTAGAACATCGTTAACTTCACTTTGATAACACAGAACGTGTCTATGTCCTGTTCCCGCACCAGTGGAACCACCAGAGGTTTGCAAGCAAGTTGTTTGAGTTTGCTTTTCAATTATGAAACTCCATTCTAAATTATCTGGGTATGCGACAACAAAAATTAAATGATCAAGTTCATCACTCACACGATTCGATTTTTGTGTTTCCCACAACAATTTAAATTCTTCAAAGTTTTTCATAGTATGGCTCCCACTCTGGAAACACATCAACCAAACAAGTTCCTCTGTGCTTATCTCTCAATTGAACGTTTGTCATCATCTCTTTGTGTAATTTTTCATCAAAGGGCATCTCTTCCATATACGCATACAACTTTTGAAAATGACTATAATCTCCTTTTATCTTTGGTCCGAAATCAAAATATTTTTCCATGTATTGCTCACGAATGTCCAACGGTAAAGCTGTCACTGCGTATTCATTTCCCTCACCCCACACTAAACTTCCAGAAGCCCATGACCATTTAGGAATTGAAAAAGTTTCTTTAAAATTTACTGATGGCTCATCACACTTACTCATCAACTCCTTAACTCCACATGAAATTTCAGGCATGTATCCTATGTTCAATGCATTCACTGTGGTTGCAAACATTACGTTCGTATTTGGACATTCAGCAAATCTTTTAGCATTGTTTATTATCACATCCCATTTTGATGGAAACCTTAGATAATTGTTTCTCTTGCCCCAAAATTCTATGGATACTGTCATAGTGCATCCTCTAAAATATGGGATGTAATGAAATATATCTTTACCATCAAACTTGGGAGTCAGAGTGCCGTTTGTAGTAATCTTCAACACCATGTTTTTACTTACGCCCAAATCTATGGTTCGTTGTATCATGTCGTAATTATCTTTTATTGCTAACGTTTCTCCACCTACTAATTTTAATTCAGCCAAGTTAACAAGAATATCATCATATTTTTCTACGTTGTCTTTTATTTTTTGCAAAGGATTATCTTTGTATTTTTCCATCTGAAACAGATTAGTTAATCCAATATCTATATTTTCCTTTGCCAAGGATGAAGAGTTTGCAGGCCCACACATATTACACCTTAGATTACAAAAATTACTTGGTGCAACATACTCCATAGTTAAGATATGGGGTTCTGTCATGTCTGTGTCAATGTAGTTCTCTAAATCTTCTAGATACTGATTATACTCACCATGCTCCTCTATGAACTTTTCAAGATAAACTTTTCGGTGACTTTCGCCTGAATGCTTTTCTTGCTCGATGCATACTTGACAATGTTTATTTGTTAGTGGTCCACCACCGTTTAAAAACTCTTTTCTAAAATCTGCATATTCAGCTTCATTGTGTAATTTTCTAGGATCATTTGTTTTGTATTTTCGTTTTATTTTATTTCGTGGCCACTCTTTTAATACACAACAAGATAGTGGCGCTAAGTCTCTATACAAAACATAATTAGTGAATGGTTGAGGACAGAACCATTTTAAATCTTTCAACTTAGTCATGGGCTATCTCTTTCAACACACTCTTGCCAAACTGTTTCACCATAGATCGTTTCATCAATTCAATTCTCTCTTTATTCGATCCCCCATGAATAATAAAGTGAAAACGATTTTCATCTGAACTGTTTAGTGCCTCATGGGTGACCCCATTGTCAAACCAGAAACCAGTGCAATTTTCAAATGGTAGTTCCTCTTTTGTGTCGACTCTTCTCAAGTAACAATTTTCTGGTTGATAGATTGCAAGATTGATTGCCGCTGAAATGTTTCTCTGCCGGCCCTCATTTATTCTAGCGTCTCCAGCGTCATGATGTGCAGTGATACTACCGCCTGGTTTTATCAACATAAACCTACAACGCCTGTAGTGTTTGTGTGGAAAATCTTCTAACCACCTCTTCATCTCTGGTGCGACCTCGGCAACTTCAGTCCATCCCCACTTTACTGTATCTTCAGTGAGTCCATGACCAGACGGATTCTTAGTGTAATGCCATCCCATTGAAGTATCATTATCGGTTTCTGGGACAAATCCATGAAGAGAAGAAGACCACCACTCATCACCATCTTGTAGTCGGTGTGGAACAAAAAAACCCTCATCGTAGACTGCTTGAGCTTCTTTAATAATGATCTCTGGAATGTCTAAATCTATTTTCAAATACCACACATCATTTTTTCTGCACCACTCTACAGGGTTCATTTTCCAATTACCATAAACCTTGTGCTATCATTCGGCAATACCTTTGATCCAGAAAATAATACGTCCTTTATTTGTGCTTGCTCAATCAACTCATCCACAGACTCGACACAATTGATATGGTCCTCATGCTGTGTTGCATTTGATGACTGCAAAACATATAAAGGTCGCCCATGAAATCTCTCGTTCATCTCTCTAAATTTCCACATCGGGAACATGTGTTCACACGAACAATTAATAACGATATCAAAAATATCCTCTGGGGGAACAGCAATATTAGGATTACTTTTTATCCTCATTGGTTTTGTCATAATATTTCTAATGTTCATTTTATATTTGTTTTCATCTTTATATCTTTTATTGAACTTGTAGCTTATAGGAGAAACATCATTATCAATCTCAAAGTTTTCAATCCATTTGCAATTATCAAACGTATCGAACATAAGAGGAACAATGTATTGACCAAACCAACCAGCGAGTAATGCAACCCTTCTAGGATTAAATCCAAGTTTATTATCCAACACCTTTAGAGTTTGAACCAACCAAATCTTACTCTCTAACTGTGAGGCATTCATTGAAGTCATTACCCTTTGAAGTAAATAAGGAACTTCAACAGAAGCCAACATGGCGTTCTTCCAATCGTTTGCTAGTTCTGGTGTAAATTGTAAATGCAAGTTATAACCATCCTCTCCTAAAATTACCATAACGACTTCAACTCCTCAATATCATTTGTCTCTGCACTGTTATTAAATAAACATATTTTGTGATCCAATCTTATTTTTTTCTCCTCTAAATCATCAGGCCATATATTACCACGATAATATGAATACACATCACCTTGAGGAAAAACAGAAAAGAATGATTTATCATCATCCAACATGTCATACCAAAAATGATTTAGATAGTTATCAATGGTTGGATATGTGAAAAACAAAACATCTAAATTATTAGCTATGTGATAATATATTTTATTGAGTTGTTCTCTGTCCCATCTTATTACAGATGAATTGATAGGTGTTGATTTCATCGCAGCATAATTTTTACGGCACTCATTTGTGTCATTCCACCAACCCCGAACTATCCAAGGTCTTTCCATATCAAGGTCAAAGAAATATTTTAAGTCTTGGTGAATGATAACATCTAGATCAAGATATAAAAACTTGTCACCCTCAATCTTTTTAAAGTCGATCATGGACTGTGTATATCCACCACGGCCCTCTGTTCTTTTTCCTATCTTAAAAATGTAGAGTTTTCTATACGCCCACATGTTTGATGGAGCTTGTTCATTTCTATAACGACTATGTTTACCCTCATAATCGTCCCAATCAGTAGGGAGAAGAAGGTCATAATCATTAACTGGATTATCAGTGAGACAATAAAAATTAAAAGGAATTGAACAGTTTTCTTCGCATTGTTGTTTCAATTTTTCAACATATTCTTTACCGTACTTGTCTCCCCAATTAACACATAATATTGTATTTTCAGTCATATAATTCCTCACACAAAAACATAAAATGAGAGTGCTATACAGTTACCAGAGTTTGAAATTTGAAATTTATTCTTTGGGCCTCTAATTGTAACAAAACCCTCTGAAGAAATATTTGATTTAAAACGCCGCCACCACTCTTCTATTTCAAAATGTCTTCCTATAATATCGAACCACTCTATTTCTTCATACGCATTTTTAATAAAATGATTATATTTTTCTGGGTTAACACGATGATCAAACCCACCAAAATGATCTGTTAAATCTATATATATGACTCCCCGTGATCCTTTTTTGCAATTATTTTTGATGCCATATAGAAACGGGTCTATTTGGTTTGGTTCAATGTGTTCCATAACAGCGCCACAATTCCACACATCAGCTGGATAATTTGTTTTCTTTGAAAGGTCTGTTATGTCAAAGAAAGATATTTCGTCAGACACAAGTTCGTAATAACTAATATCTTTTATGTCTGAGTTTTCATATAAATCTTGTTCAGACCTGTCAACTGAAATTACATAATAACCTTTTTTTCTATATCTGATTAAGTGTTTTGTATTTGGACCACAACCAAAATCTATAAAGATTGGTTTGTTCATATGTTATTAAAAGAATGATGCGAATGCCTTTACAGCCTGAACTGGAGTATCTGACTTACGGATTTCAGCTTTTGCTTTTTTCTTCCTACTCTCTTTCACTTCCGGCACCTCAAACATTCTCAATTTTAATTTGAACAACGCTTCTTTATGTTCAGAGTTATCGGGATCATAATTAAATAATATTTCTAAACTCCCTTGTGTTTCATCTTTAAAGCCCGCATCTAGTCCATGACCGTACATATTGTTTTCGGTGGCGTAACGATGAAATGCATCTCTAAATTCTTGTCTATGGTTTTCGTGACGAGTCCTTGTGCATTCGTCAATGGCTTCCCAACTAAACTCTTCCAACAAAGCAAGAAGACGCTCGTCTTCTTTATCTTCAATCATAATATTATAAACTGTGGTATCAATTTGTCCACCATTAGGGTTTCCATCACGATCTGTGTGAACACCATCTTCTGGAACTTTATAGTTGTAAACAATACAAATGTGTTTCAACTCTGGATCAGTGTAGTACGCTTCCACAATTTGACCAACAAATGGGAACTTGGGTTCGCCATTCTCAAAATATGCGTCAGTCTCTTTACCTTCATATGCCATAATTCATTTCTCCTACACCTATTTATGACTTATTTATTCTTAGATTATACGAGTTGATAGTTGCAGCAGAACCATTGGGAAATTCTTGTGATCTATAATCGTCAACTCCGGCTTGAAGTGTTTGATAATTTCCAGAGCCATCTAACTTCGTATCTGTCATTGTTGACCCACGAACATTACCACTTCCAGATGTTCCCACAGAATAAGTTATTTTATAACCATCAGTAGAATGTGCCGCTGTAAATCTTAACCACCCTGCTAGTAACGAATCCATATCCGCCTGAACAAATTCTTGTAAGTCATTGTCACCATTAATAAACAACGGAGTTCTATCAGCATCGCCGGGATCAGAAAGATTTCTTCTATGGAGATAGTAGTTTTGAACAGTTGTGGGTTGATCTAAAGTTTCTGGAATACCAGCAGCAGAATATGCACCCGTATTGGCTCTCGTATCAATAAAAACTGCTGTGTTTGCTCCAGAAACCTCTGTGTATCCTCCTACCGAGGTTGCTGTGTTTATCGTATATGTTCCTGCTGTCGCATCGGACTCAGTTGCAGCAATCATATTATCAACTTGAGGATGAATAAATGTGTCCAACAAATCAGTTAGGCTCATCGCTCGAACTGCTCCTGCTGAGCTGTCATAATATACTGGATAACTGGTGCCAGAATCAGCAGTTTTACTTATACTTCCACTTGCAGTATATGCGAGATTAATTTTATCAAATGCAACGGTAACTGTACTTGGTTCAGCAGTGCTGCCCTCTGCAACGAATGCAGCTGCCGCTTGTGATGCAGAACCCGCTTGTAATCTTGTATCGCTCATACCATCAATTAACGCACCACTGTTTGACACAACTGTTAAAACAGCAGTTGGACTTGCAGCATAACCAAACTGAGCAATGGTCCTCCACTGGGTAATTTCACCGTCAGTCATTTCAAATAAATTACCAGAACTTTGATATAAAGGACGAACAGACGCCATTAACTTATTCCCTTCACAGTCTTCACAGTACTTCCACCCGAGTCCTTAATTAACAAAGTAGAACCCGCTGTAGCGGTAACTGTACCAGCGACAGTCAAATTACCATTTCCTAAAGTTAAAAGATCACTATCAGCAGCGGTGCCAATAGTCCCACTATTCTTAATAAGTAAATCATCAGCAATTGTCAATAGCCCTGCTGAACTTAATGTCATCTTAGCAGTAGCAGAGGCGGCAGCAGTCTCAGAGACACCAGTTGTAAATACTAGTTTTGTTGCGTTTGCACTAGCAGAAAATGTACCCTCTGCAATTGCATGAATACCAGCAGCAACAGTCGCACCATCTGTCCCATCAGAATCACCCGCGGCCATTTCAATAGAAGCAATAACATCATCGGCAACAATTGCATCTTCTTCTGATTTCAATTGTAGTACAACAGGACTGTCATCTGTACCGTTTACAGTATTGGTTATAGTTAATCCAGAGTTATGAACATGCGTTATTGTAATTTCATCATTACTGCCAAAGGCAACTGTTGCACCATCATGTTGCAGCTCTAAATCTTGAGTCAGTGTTACATCACCATCCGAACCAATAGAAATCGCATCTGGGTCAGAGGCAGAACCAATTGTCCCGGCATCCTTAATAAGGATATCATCCTTAAAGGTAACAATACCAGCAGACGAAATGGTCATAGCATCGGCAGCTGACGCAACGCCAATTGTACCGCCATCCTTAATCTTAATATCATCTACAAAGGTTACAATACCACCGGAAGAAATCTGTATCGCATTTGTTGCGCTGACTGAACCAATGTCGCCATCATCAGGCACGGTGATATTTCCTGTGACTGTAAGAGTTGACCCATCAAATAAAAGGTTAGCCTCACCGTTACCAGAGTTAGCCCCTGTTGCAGTGATGACCCTATTGTTTCCATCATTGGCAAGTGACAGTCCCGAAGATTGGTTAATGAAAGAAAGGTTACCAGAACCATCTGTTCCTAGAATTTGGTTTGCTAGACCATCAGAAGTCGGCATCGTAAACTGTGGACCACCTCCAGCTGGTGGAACAAAAAGACCACCAATAAGAGGGTCTTGTGTTGCACTCTCAAATTCTATTCTGTCGCTATCACGTTCATCTAAAAGAAAATCTTTTTTCGCAAAAGTAGAAGTTTCCAAAAGAATGTCTACCTCATTGCGAACCGCTGGATTTTCTAAGTGATCACCCGTAGCATCCTCAAATAAAATTTGATCACCCACATCAACTGCCGGACCATCAAGAACAAGATTATCACCGGCATCTGTACCAGAACTATCCGTTCCATTTAGAAGAACAACATCTCCCAAATCACCGAGCAGTGCAATCGTATCAGATTTATCAGGAATTGTGATAGTACGATCAGCAGTCGGGTTTGTCACGGATAGAGTTGTCTCAAAATCATCTGCCACTGATCCCTCAAAAATAAGAGTGGAACTAAATGATAATCCAGAAACATCCGTTCTAAGATTATTAAACTGTTGACGAAAAGTCTCTAAAGAGTCTCCTGTCCCTACTACTGATGCTGTAACTGTTGGCATTATTCTTTACTCACTAGTTGTTGTAACAGACTTTTGATTTCGTGCATCTCACACTTCAAAGTATTTATCTCCCTCGACGCCTCCCTTAACTCATCTCTCTGTGCTTGAGCTGCCTTTGCTCTTTTAATCGCCCTCTCATAAGCAGTTGTGTCCGTATTAACAATTGCTTGAGAATGCTCATCCCGAGATAAATGAGGTGAGTCTTTAACCTTTACGAAATCATCCATTTTATGTCGCCAATGCCATTGCTCTAAAGTCTTTAATTCTTGGTGGTTCGGCAGAGTTGGATGATTGCATAACTATCTTAATCGCAAACGCAATGAATGGATCAAGAGGGTCACCGATACCATCATCAGTCACACCAGCAGTAAACAAATACTCTTGGAAATCATCTCTACCAAGTGATGGATTAGTTGCTTGGTCTGGTAGGCCAGGTATTGCTTCACCATCATTAAAGAATCTCCATCCCAATTCATCAAAGTCACTCGCATCATCGGACCTTAGTATTTTATACAATACTTTAATCTCTGCGTCATTATCCCTATTCGCAGCAAAGAATACCTTCAGTGAAGTTGCTGCTTGTGCGAGAGTTGCTTTCTTGGTGCAGTATATCGCTTCATTGTTATCACCATCTGGTTCTGTTGATGGAATATACTCCGAAGACGGGAACACATCAGAAGAAGAATCAATTTTATTGACTCTGTTCGCAATAGCATATACCGTCATTCTCTCTGTATCAATAACTGGAGATACATTTTCAAAATCTGTCTTCAATTCTAAATTTATCTCCATTGATTTTTCACCAGCCATTTCATTTGTTTCATTAATTGCTGATGCAGCAATAAATGGTTTTTCATAATACACATTTTCATTCAAAGGTATCACTTGTGCATTTGCGGCAGCCGTTTTAACAAATGAAGTTTGAGAGCCACTAGGACTTGTTCCAGTGGTATTTTGTTTGGTGGCCACGACATTCGTCCCACTAACTGTCATATTTGAAATTGAGTATTGTGCAAGATCAAACAAAATATTTTCCGTTGCTGTTACTTCTGTTTCACCATTTTGTGCTCTTGTGACACCAGTCCCATCAATCACAGCAGAGGTGGTTATTGTAATAGTGTAATCATCAATTCCAATATTACCAAGAGAGGTGTGTGTCGTATTAAGTTCCGTAAATGGAATTTTGTGCAACATGAATAATTCAACTGTTGCCCCTGCTGCATGTGCAGCTGCGGTGGTTCCATTCGTCCCTCTTGTTGCACTAGTAATCGCTGCACCAGAGATTGTTTGATAAGTAATAATCTCATCACCAATTTTTATGAAATATGTGTTACTAGAATCTCTAGAGAATTTACCACTCGTGTTATCAAAGTCAGTTCCATCGGATAACGTGATGGACGTTGCATCATTTGTTATCGCTGACGCAAGAGTTGTTGACGCACCAGACTTAACGTTTGCAAGTGTAACGTTATTGGATGTTGAATACATCTGGTGGTCTCTGTGTTTAACTTGAACAACATTACTCCCGTCTTGGAAAATAAGAGGATTTTTCTCAAGTAGTTTAACAGGGTTTACTTGGTTTACCACAGGGAAGTTTCCAGTGGAAGCATTGAAAGAAGCTCTGTTCAAAGTATACTTTAAATCCTCCATCAAAGATGGAGCCCAAGTCCTATTATTATGAGATTTGAACAAAACACCAAGAGCGGGTTGTTCAGATACAGTTCTCTCAGCAAATAACTGATTACTTGCAGCCGTCGCCGTTCCACCCGTTTGTGTTGCTGTCAAAGTTGACTGAAGTTCAGTCTCACCCATGCGAGCAATCCACACCTTATATACAGGCGAGTTTGATAAAAGACAGATACAATATTCAAATCCTTGTTGGAGATAAACTGGAGATTTAAATGTAAACGTAGTGGCTGTTTTTGCATCCTCTGTCAAAGTTATTTCTGATGGTTCCTTAACGACCCGTCCAAAAGGCATAATCTTTGGGCCAGGATATCCATTGATGACATTCCTAAGTTCCAAAGTCACTGGTAAAATATCATCTCTTGCTTGGAAGAAAATATCACAACTCGTAACAAACATTCCTCCAACATCATCAACCATGAAAGTTTGTGCAAGTGGATCACCGTCACCACCGTCGCCATCACCATCTCCATCTCCATCAGATGAGGGTGGTACAGGCGGTTGTCTTGTTCCAATCTGCCTTTGGTCAATCACGTTAGAGAAAACAACCGTATTTTCAACAACGTCTTTTCTAACGACTTCAGCGTTTCTTGTTGCAAGAATAGTTTCTTGTTCAGTTTCAAGAACACCAACAGCATGGTAAATTGCCTCCGCTGCCGTCTGGGGGTCCTTTGATGTAATATTAGTCGGACTCGATGTAAGACGGAAGCTTACCTCTCCAGTTCTAAATCGAGGATTTCCCGCAACTTTAGGATCAGGGATTTGGAACGTCCCAGAAATTTTACCAGAGGGACTAGAGATTAGTGCATCTCCAAAAATTAAACTCGCATCACTTGTAGAAAATCCCTCGGCTGGTTTTGTAAACTGTGCAACGTCTTTACGATCAAAGAACGGATAAAGTTGTGTGTTAGGTAAAAAGTCTGTTCCAGTAAATTCAATCGTGTTCTCACGACAGAAAGGAAGCATTGCTCTAGATATAACTCTTGTTCCCATAGATTCTAAATCAATTTTTTCTACCACATCCGTTTGAACACCAGTTCGTTGTTGATCTGATCTAACTGTTTGTGTAGTTCTTTCAACTAATGAATTGCCTTCCCACCATTGCGAGGATGATGATTGAACAACACCTGACCATTGTGTTTGCCATGCGTTCCAAATTGTTCCTATCGCATCTCTATTTGCTGCAAGGACGGTATCAAAGTTACCCTCTTGATTTATGATAAGGTCTGGTGCTATCTCTACCTCAAACCAGTTATCGCCGGAAGGGCTTAACTCAATTTTACCATTCCAGTGAGAAAGAAGCACGGGTGTAACTCTTTCAAGTCTCGTAGCGTATACTTGTTCTGAAGCAACAACCTCTGTATAAGGCAGGGTTACCAAGTCTCCTGTCTTTTGATATCCAGAGTTTGCTCTTTCTGAATCTGTAGAGAACTTTTCAATGAGAGTAACATTTTTATTTTTAGTTTTAGGACGTAACTCATTATTTTCTTGGTCAATTGAGCAATTATAATCTGGGTGTTGCACATCACCAAGACGATGGCCTTGGAAAGCATCAACAATAAATCCAGATTTAAATCTGTTCAATCCGTTTGCATCGGTAATCTCAAAACTCTCTGCATCTCTTTCCAGAAGAGAAAGGTGTGTGTAATATTCTAAATTACCAATACGGTCTGCGAGTTTACCAATGTCTTTCATGGTAAATCTTTGGTTCTTCTCTCTGCGAAGAACAACATCAGTTGGCTTGAAAGTATATGCCGGTATGAATAACTCAGCAAGTTTCATCGCTCCGTCTGTCATCTCTGGGAGAGCGGGCGCTTCAGATGGTTCACCTTCAGTTAGATTAAAAAATCCCTCTTTGTCAAGATCAAGAACTGCTCTCTTAGGTAAATAATATTCATAATCTGCTTGAACAAGAGAGCCTGGTTTCAAGAAATTATTAGGAGACGCACCTGTTCCATCATATTGACGATGGAAGAAATCTAAAGAGTGTCCTGTAATTTCATCAACCAAAGAAACATCAGTGGATGTTCCTGCTGCATCTTCAACAGTCGGTCTAAAGTCGAACACGTTATACAACGGAAACTCACCAGTTGGTGCTGGAGCATCTGGATCAACTTTAGTAGCAGTGTATGTTGGAATATCAACATAGTCCATTTGATTAGCAACGTCTGAATAAGAGTCTACGGTTATAACATCACCCGAACTATGCTCAAGATAATCATAGATGACTAAAAGTCTTCCAACGGGGGCAGGGATACCCGGCCGCCGATGTATTCTAGAAATGTCATAGAAGTTATCTCGTTGACCAGAGTCAAATAGGAAGTTAGGTGTGATATTTTTGTCACCAATGGTAACAGCAGATATCGTTCCAGTTGCACCAGAGCTTTCAGCAGTAATTTCTTCTCCTACAACGAAAGTTTTATTTCCACTCGTATAAACCAAACTTAACGGTGTATTGGTGTTAACAATTCTTGCAGTTGCTTGAGAAGTTCCGCCCTCAATTTTTTCACCACGAATAAAAGTACCATTAACATCAGTTAAACTTATAGTTGGTGCGGCAGCATCAGTGCTTGAATCGACACCTTCAAAAACAGCCATAAGTCGAAACGCATCTGCCCTACCCAGAGATATAACTTTATCTGAAGGCCGAGTTCCAAATGCATCTGTTGTTCCCGCAACAACCTTCAACTGTTTCATCAATTTTGTGGTCTTTGTTTTTTGCACAACTGATGTTTTCAGTAGGGTCGCCATTATTTTTAGTTTAGCACCAGTTCCAAAAACAGCATTGTTGGTGATTGTCAGAGTTGCAGAGCCAGCGCCAGAAAATCCTGTTGAAGCACTTACTATGTCACCTTGTTTTCCTGAGCCCGTACCACCAGTAAGAATGGATATAGTATAGTCCGTTTCAGAGTGGGATACAAAAGTCTCATTTGCACCAGCAGAAACAGTGACAGCTCCAGAGGAGTTTGTGGTTGCAACAAACTGTTTACGAATAGTAAATTGGGTATCACTAACTCCGTTATTAGTTGCAGTCAACAAGGTCTTAACTGGACGTTTTGCTAACTTAAACAAAGATAAGTTTTTCTCAGCCTCTTCTAGTTTTGCCTGTTTAACAGTTGATCCCGTTCCACCAGATGCTGCAGGGTTTAGAGAAACAGGAATACCCTCCTGTTCCGTAACAATGTTATCCTCTGAGTCTGAAGCATTAGCATCTGTTCCATCAAGAACAATAAAAGATGCCGTGGTCTGAACTGAGGTGAGTGCTATGTCAGCAGTAAAGTCTTGACCCGAGTCTGGGTCCTCCATGAAAACAGACCGGACTTGATCAAACGTAAACGTTACTAATCTATCAACAGTTAAATCTGCGTTACTTGAATTTTCTATTAACTGATCTGTCTCAGCTGAGTTTGACAGTTTAAGTTTTTCTCCCGCCTGAAAAGTTCCGGCAACGTTAGTTAGAATAAGAGTTGTTCCAGTGGTTCCAGAACCAAACACAAATCCTGTTGCACCACTTGTGTTACCAGTTATTCTTGAACCTCCATTAGTAGCAACTGAAGTGATTGATGGACTAGGAGTATCGGATAAAGTAATTCTAGTGAATGGTCTAATGTCGAAAAGATACAAACGATAAACTGCATCTGTTTGTCCTGCAACTCCCGACTGATGCTGATATGTTCTTGCACGAGCAACACCTATCTTTGTGCCAGATGCACTTCCTCTAGTTGCGATTGCTGTGTCATACAATTGTATTTCTTTAAATGCTGTTGACTCACCACTAATAAATGTAATATCTGGGGTGCTGTGTAGATTAGTAATTGCTACATAGTTACCAATCTCAAATGCAGTGACACCAGCATTTACAGTATTGAAACTTCTTGCCTTAGTAATATCAAGAACAGTTGGAGCAATCTTTTCAATTTCAAAACCTTTAACATATGCTTTACCTGTAGATATTTGAAGTGCTAGTAAGTCGTCGGATGCAACATTACCTTTGTCCGTAGTTTGGCCAACCGTGTATGCACCTTCAAAATTCTCTGCACCCACACTAACGTCTACCGATTCTTTTATTTGGAAGGTAAATGGTCTTACAGTGTAGTTTCCAGATTCATCAAAGGTTCTACGAGCAAGTGTCTCTTCAATAATTGAATAATCTGTGGTTCTTGCAAACTTCTCAGCTTTACCATCTTTAATTCTAACGATTTCATAGAAGTTAGCATCATCTGTAGAACCAAGTGCTTTTGATACAAGAGTTAAAGATATTTTTAACCTATGGGCACCCTTCGCAGCAAAGTTAGATGACCCCTGTGCATTATCTAACAAAGTGGTATCTGTCTCTGGTGTTACAACTTCTTCGTTAACCTGTAAACCAATTCTTACGCTTATGTTTTTTGAGTTATACTTTTCTACAACAATAATTTGATCATCTACTTTTACAAAATGTCCTCTGGTAAAATATATACCTTCAGAAATTTTTGCAAGAGTTGAAAGTCCGGTTACTCTTCCATCTGTAACACTTGTGTCCTCTGTCGCTTCTGTTTTAAGACACACATCCCCAATTGCAAAAGCAGTGCTTCCGTGTTGAATTGCTACGTTTGCAGTTAATTCCTCATCAACAACAAATCTATCGAACCCTGCTGCATCAAGTTGTTGAACTTCACCACGGAGGGTATCTCTGTCTGTATTTTGATTATAATCTCTTGTACCTTGAAGGTTACCTGTAATATAATGACCAAATAAAGTTGCTGGGTCAGTTGATGTTGCAGCTGCAACGTCGATCACCATGAACTGCACACCAGAAGTTTTACCTGTGACAATAACAGGATTGTCAGCGTCAACAAACTGATCTAACTCAATAGTTTCTCCACTAATTGTTGATGCTAATTTAACATATCTTAATGCGTCTTTACCTCCAGAATATGTTACTTGGCCAGGAATGATCATAGTCCCATCTGTGAAGATATGACTAAATCCCTGCTCCAATTGATTTTGTAAAACCGATTGGAGCTGTGTTAACTCTCTCGCCTGTATGGCAAACCCTGGCCGAAACAGTGTTCGCACAAAATTATCAGATTCATTAAAATCGTCATAGTACGGGGCAACATTTAAATTTGTTTTTTGGGGCATTTATTAAAACTCCACAATTACCTTGATATCTTCAATCTGGTCAGATGATCTACTGATCGGTTTTCTATTTTCTATATAAATGATATCTCCACTATCTGCAGCCATCTCTGGATTTGCGTAACCATTAGTGAATGTAATGGTGTTACCACCAGCAAGGGTCACTGCTGTATCTGCTGCGGCGTCTGGGGTTCCTGTTGCACCAGAGGTTGCACCTGTAACCAAATTTTCCCCACTAAAAGCAACATATCCACCGTTCGTGCCATTTGTTCCATAATCACCAAATCTCTCTTGTTGGTAATAAAGTATGGAATTAGAACTGTCCCACTCAACAACTCTACCAATAGCTCCTGTGGATGCTTGACTTATTTTTTCGTCTCCATCAAACGTGCCGGACACACCCGACAGTTTAAGTGCATATGTTAGTCTTACCGTGGCATCCGTTGCAACTGACGTTGTTCCAAAAGATGTTGGGTCTTTTACAATACCAATATTACGGAAATCATTCGCTGTCGTTACGTCATCACCCTCAGCTGCATTGAGTGACGTTGCCATCATGAGAAAATGACCACCAAGTTCCTCTACCGCATTTGAACCATGTCCACCCTTCGGTCCAATAACGACTTCAATAGAACCACCAGAACCACCCATTGCTGAAGCAGTTGCCAGTGATGCATCTGAAAAGGTAAAACCTGACGAAAGATTAACAGTCCCAAAAGTATAACCTTCACCAGCAGAATGAACTGTGGTATCTGTACCCGCTGTCATTCCAAACGATTGAATTGCTCCAGACGCAACAGTGATCCTCACAATCGCACCGGAAGATGTTCCTTGAGAAGTTCCATCTCCATAAACAGCTGCGTAATATGTCCCATTCGTGTATCCAGAACCAGCAGTTACAATTAGGGAGTCAATGGCCCCATCTGTGGCAGCAGCGCTAACAGTTGAGTCTGTTGTCACAGGAAGAAAATCTGATGTTAGAAAATTATTGATTTCACTGCTAGATAAAGTATACATGTATTGTAATACATATCCGCCCGACGCAAATGGAGAGGTGGTGGTGCTTGTTGGCTCTGTTCCACTAAACGCTGCTCCAGCATTATTATCTAATACCTTATATACCCTATTGTCAGCAGTCATAAAATAAAATGTTGAGTCATACAGATTTGATGCTCCAGACGTTGCAGTATTTGAAGAACTATAATCTGGTCTATACATATCAAACGTGGAACCGTTTGCCCAATTCCTTCTGGGAATAACACGTTGCACGTTAGTTGACGAAATCTTCTTTGCAGCGGTCATTGCATCCCAAGCATAAAATTCTTCAGTAGGACCATCTAGAGGAGTCGGAGGAGATGCGTCTGATCCACCACTTGTCCCTGACGTAAAGGGCATGGACTTTCCAATGAAAAAGTAGTAAGTATTGTTAGCAGACTCCGTAAAGGATTCCTCAAACTGATCAGTGTTGTGAAGTCTAAACTTCTCTGTGATAATAGCAGCCATTTGTTTTTCCTATTTACTTATTTATGATGCAACCCCAGAACCTATAACTGTTTTTACAGTTGATCCTGACGAATTAACAATTAGTAATGTTGAGGAACTTTTCATCATGTTACCACTAACCACATCGGTTGCACCTGTAGTCAACATTGTCCCTGTTTCATTTGGGATGGTTATTGTTCTATCTGCCGTCGGATCAACCACTGTAACAGTTGTTTCAAAGTCATCTGATGTTGCCCCCTCAAACACGATAGATGATCCTGTGGAAGTTATCGAACCACATGTTAAGTTGCCCACAGTGGTAACACCCGCACCAAACGTTCCTGTAGTTACAAGGTTTTCATTTCCAAAATCAATGTCACCAGAGCTATCCGTTATTGAACCCGCCGCAAGAGCAAGAGTGCCAGCATTTAATGTTGTCCCGTTTACTGTGGTGGTCGCCAAAGTAGTAATGGTCGCAGAAGTTTGTGTCCCTGCAACAACACCATTAATTTCTGGAGCTGTTAAAGTAACCACAGTTGCAGTCGCACTAATACCACTACTCAAACTACTAGCATCACCGAACTTTGTATAAAGTTCAGTGAAGTTGTCATTAATTTTTGCGCCTGCATCACGCAGAGTATCACCACTGCCATCGTTAGCGTTAGTGCCTACTCCTATTGATTGTACTGCCATCTTCTACATCCCTCTCATATGTTATTTATAACTCTTATGCAGCATCGAAGGTTGTTTGTGTTGAATCAAACGTACCAATAGCGCTATCAAAGGTTGTTACCAAAACTTCACCCTCACCAGTATCTGCTTCTGACCCTGGCAATACTAAACCACCACTTTCTGCATCTAAACCATTCGCCAAATTAATCGTATTTTGATTAATAAATTCAAGTGTTCCACCTATCCCAAAATCATCACTTGTTTCTAACAATAACTCATCACCAGCGTTAGAGCCAGTTCCATCTGTCCCATCCAATAAAAAGAAACCACCCTCATTACCAACAACAAAATTACGAACTGTATCAAACATAATCAACTTGTCACCAAGATCACGTCCACCTGTGCTGTCAAGAAGAACATTATCTCCCGCATCTGATCCACCACCATCTGTCCTGTCTAATAATAACAGAGACCCCTCATCACTTTTAGCAGAGTCTGTGCCATCCAGTAATATCTGCCCCTCAATGTCAAGAACAGCTGATGTTCCATCTAATCTGATACTTCCGCTACTGTCCTCTAATGCAATCCCTAAATTAATTTCAAATTCATCTTGTAGTGCGAGTCTATTAGTTTTGTCTCTAGTGGTTATAACTGCTTGTCTTGTAAACTGTGTTATACCTTTATTACCAAAGTTCTCTGGTGGAATAGTTCCACCAAATGTGTCATCCTCAAGTTCAATTTTACTTCCTTCTGTGATAAGTTTCTCACCAGCAATCAAACCATGTTCAATGACTATATTAACACTATTGTCTCCAACACCAATCGCTTCACCAATTAAAAGACCCGTATCTGTTCCCGTCTCTAAATCTATGTTAGCACCATCTTCCATGAGAAGTTGCAAGAAATCCTCTAATACTAATTCTTCAGATGCAGAGCTCTGTTCAAATATTATTCCACCCTCTGGTGGATCACTGAAATTTCTAAACCCAGCACCATCAAGAAGTAACTTGGAACCAGCACCAGCGCCGCCGATACCGCCGTCCAATAAGAGGCTGTCATCTGCGTTAGATGCAGAGCTATCTGTGCCATCAAGTGCTATGTTATCACCATCAGAGTCTAAACCAGCATTTTCAACAAATCCTACAGTGTCTAATTCAACTAAGTCACTTATAGACAAACCATCCAAGTCAGAGATTTTTACACCAGATACCGTATTGAAGTCTTCTTCAAAAAGTATTTTATCACCACCACCAGTGCTATTGTTATCAACACCATCTAACACCAAATTATCTTTTTCGATGGCCGGAAGTCCATCGGACAATCCATCCTCCAGTTGTATGCCGCCGGGAGCTATGAATAAAGAACCAGCTGGTACACCAGAAGCAATCGGGGCACCATATGCAGTTTTAGGTGCAGTGATCTCTGGCCTAACTGACAATTTGGTGATATGAGAAACAGACCTATCTTGATTTAGATTTTCTCCTAAAGCTGTTTCTAATAATAACGAACCACCAACACCAGCATCCAAAAGGATAGCACCGTCACTGTGTTGTGGTGAGTTCTCCACCGCAATCTCAAAACCACTTTCAAACAACAATGCATCGCCGTCAGTCTCTTCTAAAAGCTTGTCACCTATGGCAGTTCCGTTCTCTTGTACTAATAAGTTAAATAAACTGCTACTACCATCTGGAGAAAGAACACCTTCTCTTACCTCGCCCTGATGCATACGCAAAGTCTCACCAAATACAAGACCAAAGAGAGATGCAAATTCTGGACTAAACGTATCTGTGTCTCCGGTAAAGTCAATAGTGCTTTCTCCGGTTGTGCCTATCTTTACAGATATCTGTGATGACAGTGATAATTTACCAAAAGGAATAAATCCAGCAGGATGAACTGATGCTTTCAACTCATTGATATAATCAGATAGAATAGAACCAACTTTAACTTCATAAGAGAATGCTTGATAAAAATATGAATCTTGAATTCTTATGATGTCCTCGCTGACAAGACTATCGGTGTTTATATAATTACCAAGTCTGGGTGCTGTCGTTCCAATATTTGCCGTTACTGATGCTGTACCCTGATTAAGAACTGTTGCAATACCACCGGCCGCATCTGATATGGAATCACCTACAACATTAAAGGCATCTTCCATAACAATTTCATCACCATCATCTCTAGCACGATTATCAGTGGCATTTAAAATTATCTGTTCACCACCTGTGTCATCTTCAGTAAGAAGTATGTCACCAGATTCAAAACTTGGATCGGATGGATTTCCATCTAGAAGAATATTAAATCCAGCTTGCTCGCTTAATACTCTGTCTCCCGCATCTGCGCTAAGGTTATTAGTTCCATCTAAACTTATATAACCATATCCATCTTCATCACCAGAAAAGATGACTTCATCGTAAACGATAAAGTTTTTACCAGATTCAGCAGGTCCTAAATTATCAAGATCGGAAATTTCTGTTACAAAAGTATCTAATCCCTCACCGATTAATCTGGAGTTTGGAGTATTAACATGTTTTATTGATTGGCCAGGATTAGAGGCTTCGGAACGATCTAAAACAGGTTGTAAAAGTTTATCTCCAACATCTAGTTCATTATCAATACCGCCACTAGTATTTAATACTATAGAGTTACCTGTGTCCTCTTGTATGAGAAAACTGCCCGAGTTAAATAACGGATTTTCAGAAGTTTCCAAAAGGATGGAATCTGTATTATTCCCAAATTCTATACTAGTATCAATTTCATATGTTACTCTATCGCCTTCACTAAAACCAGTTCCATCAAAAATTGGTCTAGGTTCTCTTCCTAACCCCGAACTACTTTCAGTGGCAGTTTCAAACTGAATAAACCCTCTCCCCTCTCTGCCGGGAGTATCAGCCTCAAGGTCGAAACGGTCACCAACATCATCCATGCTAGAGTTATACAGAAGCCCACCTGATTGTTGTTCGCCAAAAACATTGTTACCTACAGTGGCATCCTCTAAATCCACTCTTTCATTTAGTTGTTCAGTCCGTGCAAATTTTATTCTTCTATGAGAATTCAATAAAATCTTACCAGATACATCTGCCTTTACAACTAAACTGTCCTCAAGTTCAATTCCTACATCTACGGGAGAATCTAAGTCTTGCTCTAAACTAATTTGTTCATAATTTCCAATTTCAAAAGCATCAATTACTATAGAACCTGGCTCATTCTCTAAGGTAATCCTTGTATCTTTTTCACTATGATTATCAATTAATACACCATCATCTGATTCATCTTGCACACTATAGTTCTGATTAACTGGTCCATGCTGTTCTTCACCGATTCCTGCAAACGCAGTATTTTCTAATCTAATAGCTTCATTGAAAGTACCAGATTGTTCCATTGTCAATCTATTGGTAGGTGTTGAACTAGTAACTAACTTATGAACTGAATTGTCGTATGAAACAACATTTCCTGTATGAGATGTCAATCGACTACCAAAGTTAAATGTAGCATCAACATCTTTCAATATCAAGTTTGTGTTAACAGATGCCTCTGGAACATCTGCGTTATATTTGAATCCGTTATCAACAACTTCAATCTCTTTGATAGCACCAATGGTGGTTGTATTTGCAACCATTTCTGCACCGGAACCAGCGGAGGAAGTCACCGTGACCGTTGGTAATTTTTTGTAACCACCGCCGCCATCAACAAAAAACAGTCTATTAATCTCTGTTGATTCAGCAACCGTGAAAGTCCCTGACTCCAAAATGATACCATCTGTATCTGTGCCATAAGAATCTAGAGATAATAACTCTTCCTCTTGAAGAAGTTTAAAATCATCCTCTAAAACTATTTCATCCCCATCATCAACTGTTTTTTGTCTTGTCACAAATAAATCATACTTTGATGAGTCGAAGGTTGACTTCGCATGATTCTGATCATCACTGGGCATATAAAAAACTATGTCAGGATATTGTTCAAAAACGTGTGCGTGAGCAAGTCCAGTTGAGGTGTTTGCTGCCTCTGCTCTTGCCTTAGTGACATACAGTGGATAGTAATAAAGTCTGCTATCACTATATCTTCTATCAGTCCCTTGAACAGCATACGGTTCAACAGCAGCGTCAGCTATGGACGTTCCATTTAGTAATATTTTTGTATTGACAAACTGTGAGTTTGTTTCATTTTCTACATTGAAAAAAGTTGGGGTGATTGCTGTTGAATCCTCTAATGATAACCGACCACCAACGACAGAAACAAATGCTCTCGCATCATCTACAGAAACATCAGTTGATGCTGGTGTGAATTTTAAAGAGTCTCCAATAGCATAATTCTCACCACGTTCCTCAATATGCACTCCCGATATTGAACCACTACTGATTTCACTAACTTTTGCCTCAGCCCGACCATTACCCTTTTGAGTGTCAAAGGTTATTGCATCTCCGACACTGTAAAGAATACCGCCGTCGTTTACGGTTACATCTGTTACAATACCTTGCACTGTGAACTGTTGAATTATATCGGTTGATGTTGTTTGTCCGGTAAATGTTTCTGAAATAGAAAAACCAGAACCCTCAATACTATCCTCTCGTAACGAAAATTCAACAACGGAATCTGTACCTTGATTGAAGGTGGTCACACCTATAATTTGAGCTTTAGTTCCAGATGATGCTCCAGTTACAGTTTGGCCTGCCATCTCTGACGGTATGGCACCAGTGGAATCAGATGTGCATCTAATTATCGTCGGAGTGGACCAGTTACCATCACTTATTCTCATCATGTACTTCGATGGATAGTCTATCTCTGCTTCCTGACCCAATAAAATTCTAAAGAATAACTTGTGACCCTCTGAAGTTCCTTTTGCTGCGTACAAGTCACGAATTGATTTGATTAATTTTCTTTTTGATACTCCATCTGCAAGAGCAAGAGGGATGGAGTCCAAAAACGAATCTCTAAACGCTGTTAAAAAATGATCAACTGTATTATCTGTATTTTGATATTCTAAAAGTTGTTGAATATTCTGTACAGGGTTTGCCCTATATGTTAATATAGTTGAGGTCGCACCAGATGTTCCGCCAGTTATTGTTTCACCTTCAATAAACTTTTGGTTCGCAGAAATGAAAAGTCTAGCAGTCCATGAAGCTGCTTTACCCTCTGCGTCAACAAGAACTGTTGCGGTTGCTTTACTTGTCGATCCAGTGATGGTTTCACCAATTTCAAATTTTCCTGTGGTGCCAGAACCTGTCTCTAAAACAACTCTATCTCCACCGTCCAATCCTGACTCATTTGTACCATCCAAGGACACATAACTTGTTGTAAATGTCTCCAATAACAAATCATCAACTGTGCCGTCGATAGTAATCTCAGCAGATTCTAAGAACTTATAATATTGTTTAAGAAACTCTACAAAAACAGGATGATCTGCCTGAATAAAATCAGGCACTTGACCATCTATTAATGGAGATATTTTTGTTGGTAATCCAGAATCAAAAGGTGCCATTGTTAATAACTCGTCCCTGATGTACTTACGGTTGCGCCGGAAGCACTATACGTTGCCGCACCTCCTTCATCTCCAACTGCGACATTATCAACAGCTCCTGTTACTGTTGAATTTGTAACATCGAGTTCTAAAACTTGGTTTCTCAATGCAACAATATCATTTGAGTTTGGCACTACAGTGATACGAATTTGAGTTTGCGCCACACTATTGATATCGGATATTGCAGTAATGATTAGAGAACTAATATTCACCTCACCTGTTTTATAGTTTATTGTACCAGCCGTAGAATTTGTGTAGTTTCGAGTCCCACCTGTCAAATAATATAATCTTACATTCCCTTCACCATCGTCATCAAAAAATTGTTCATTAGTTTCACCACTAACCTTAAACCCTGTTGAAGACAATATTCCACCAGCACCCGCATTGTGACCGCTGTGAGGATTGAACAACTCATTGTTAAAATACAGGTTGTAAGATTTTGCTTCAGTTGTAGATATTGTTGGAGTAAAATACTTAACCACAAGAGGTGAGACAGTTATGCTCGTAATCGAGCCATCAACATCACCAATTTGTCTTAATAATTGTGAGTGTCTAAAAATAACATCAAATTTTGTTAACTCATTTGTATTATATGTGGTTAATGCTTTCGTAACCTCTGTCACCAAAGTATCTTTTGTCTTTGTCGTTGCAAGAGAATTAAATTTGAAAGAAACTGTTAAAAATAAATAAATAAAATCTGGGTCAACGACAACTGGTGTTATAGAGGCCACTGTGTATGGACTCAAATCTGATACTAAAGTTGCCTTCTCATCTGTTGTTAAATTAGTGCCTAAATTATTTCTGACTGAAATAAAAACCTTACCATAGTCTGGTGTTGACACAACCCCAAGACTTGAATCGAACGATCCATTTTCTCCACCAAAAATTTGAACGGCAGTTGCTTGAGGATAAAACTTTTGAACATACACTTTATAATCATTCGTGGTGACACACCTACCTTGTGATGCGTAATCAAGAGGAGCAGACAATTTGATAGACTGTGTGCTTTCTGCTGCAGCACCGCCCGATGCAGCTGCCATAGTTGTTGTTGTAACGTCAGTTACCGTGTCTATCGCACCAGAGTTAGTAAATGAAAATGCGCCATTTGCCTCTGCGATATTTGTGACGACATATTTGAGAATAACTATGTTCCCGTCACTTACCGCTTTACTAACCACACCGTCTCCAAAATAAACCTCAAACAAACCATCCTCTACCTCTTGCAAAAAATAAACAACACTACTACCAGTAAGTTGGGTGATATCAGTTGCTAAATTGTAGGTTTCCGTAGTTGAATCTGAACTTGAGTTTTGAACTTGAACAGATAAGGTTGTTGTGTCCGCTTGATTTGAAGTTATCAAAAATCTTTGATTAACATCAGATGTGTCCACTGTGTATCGAGTCGTTACATATGTGCCCTCGTAAATTGGAATGTCAGAGAATACTAGGTTCGTTCCAGTTTGAGTTGCGCTAAAATCTGCAACTGTAACAAACTGATATTCAACATTGTCTATGGTAGTGGTAAAAACTTGTCCAGCATTCATCGTTGCAGTTGCAAGGGCACGATCATTTAACGTGACATTAACGTTCGCCTTTGGAGCTCTCACAGAACGAGGAACGTATCCCAGTGTTTTTGCATGAGAGACGACACTTGATCGCAACTGCGCCGTATCAATGAACATCTCATTTGCCAACATATTCGCATGGAACCCTAGATAATGTGTATTATAGGCTAATACATCAAGAAGAGCATTGATGCCTGATCCCTCAAAATCATAATCAAGAAATTGTTGTTGATTTTTCATGTAAGTCTTGAGATTGTCTTTAATCGTGTCAAAATCAAGGCCTGTGATCTCTAATTTTTGATTGTTTGCCATTATCGTAGTAACTCCATTGTCAGTGATAATTCAACATTTTCTGGAGGTCCATTTACAACAGTGAAATTTATGGTAACTTCATACTCATTCGCATCAATGTTGTCAAAAACTGTAACACTATTAAGTCTTGCTCGTGGTTCATAATTGTTTATAACATCGGTTATTGATTGACTTATTGCTATAGATGTTAACGGGTTTGCATTTTCAAACAGCAACTCTCTCACACCAGAGCCTATCTCTGGGTGAAAAGGTTTTTCATAAAAATTAGTCAACACAAGGTTTCTAACAGATCGTTTAATCGCAGTCACATTTGAAAGAACATTAACATCTTTATCTCTTGATCGTTTTGTAAAAAACAAATCTAAATCTCTATACTGTCTACCGTTGAGATTTGAATCGTTAGTTCCTTCTGCATCTCTCAATCCAGTTAAATCTTTGAAACTTTGTGTTTTAGTTATGGTAGCCATCACCACTCCAAAAGGGGTTTTGTTTATTTATAAGGTTTACCGTAAAGTATACACATCCTTCACTGGTAGATAACTATGATCTGTAGTATCAGCAACCTTTACCTCTGATATGACCGCATCAATATTGTCATGCCAATAATTTAAGAATTTATGCACCCTTGGTATGTCTGGCACAACATCCTTAGTTTGCCAAATGAACTGCTGCAATATGTTTTCATAATCAGGCATCCAGTACAGTATGTCAACCGTAACTAAACTTTTTTTTCTTATTATCATAACACATCATCTATTTCTAATAGACCCTCTACTGGTTCCTCACCAGATGTTCTTGGTGGGCTAACCGGATGAGTATGATCAACCTTTCCGCCCTCTTTGTCAATATAATGATCTTTGTCGATCTTTTCTTTGAAATCATCAACATAGTGATATGTGGCAACGTCTTGATGTAATATTCCAGTTGTGCCAACAATGGTTGTGTTGAGTGATGAACTGTAAGACTCTGTTACCGCTCCAGCAATGGTTGATGTTTGTGTGCCAGATACCACTTCAGTATGATTTTGATTGACAGTTTTCGAGTGACTACCTTTTATGAGCTCAGTTTTGTTGCCGTCAACTTGTATATCCCAATCACCTTTAATATACGTTTTACAATTTGAGTCGATGGTTAGATTTACATCTCCCTTGACGTTGACGAAATTAGTTCCCGCAATTACCTCATAATTGTTTCCTACTATACGGGTTTGTTTGTTGCCATCTGTGTCTATCTCGTAAAATGTTCCTGACTTGTGATACTCATGGATACGCTCTGCGTTTGGAGTATCGTCATACTCTTTGATATGACCGCTCTCTGTTTCAAATACATGATTGTACGGATATTTTGTGTCATATCTGGGATTACCATTTGAGGATGGGGATGTGGTACTTGGCTCTACCCATTTATTCTCATTTACATCTGTATTGATAGAGTCAACTGTTCTTGATGCATCCACAGTATGTTGTTTGTTACCTACCTTATTGCCAATAATATCATTACCATTTTCAGCATCTGGCTCATATAAAGCAACAAAAACATCTTTGGTCCTACCTTGAGGAGCAGTTTCGGGATCATAATCTATATCTTTAGAACTCAATACAGCATGACCACCGTTCCTGGCGAGTCTGTTTGTGTCTGATTCTTTAATGGTATGTCCAGATGACCTACTAAACTTACCGCCCTTACCATCATCGCCGCCTAGTGGATATGGGCCATATGATTGTTGAGAGTATGCTGGATTGTAATCCTCAATGGTTCCGCCATCCTCGCCGGGATTATATACTTTCCCGCCCTTATCTTCCTTTGCGTATTGTTTTTTACCAGCAAAGTTTATTTGAGTCGAGTCCATATGTCGAGGGTCATTAAATCCTCTTTTATGATCAGCAGGGTTGAGAGGCACGCCAGGTAGCGTTCCAATAATAACTGGTTGTTGATACTCTGTATCTCGAAAGAATCCAACTACCCATCCACCCTCTAAAAGAAATGAGGGCGTTGTTCCCATACCGTGCATAGATGGGTCAGTTACAGGATGCATGACATGGGCCCACGGCAACTCTGCTGTAGGTAATGCACTCAAATCTTCAGTATGCCACCCAAGACAACGAACCCGAACACGACCAAGTTGCTCGGGATCATTTCTATCCTCTACTACACCAACAAACCAGGCAAACCCATCCAGGCCCATAAAATTAATTGTGTCTGTCATAAAATAATCCTTTTCAGAATTATTTATAACGATTAATGTAAGTCTGGATCACGCCCCATTCGTTTGGCTTCAGGTGGTATAAAGTCATATTTAATGACTTCATATTCAATATCGGGGTTACAATCACGCAATTGAGCTAAAGTTTCTTGCGCTACATTTCCATCCATATTATCACATACTATATCCCTACGGATAATTTTGTATTTTACTGACATGGTAGATTTTATTTAGTAATTATAATCTTTGAGTATTTCCTCTAGACCCATAAACAGACCGCCATTGACCCAATCCACGGTCCTCTAACGTCTTTAAATGCGAAAATGGGTTCATAGAGAGGTTACCAGCAACCACAATTCGGTCTTCACCTATATGTTTTGGTACAGAATGATGCACCCAGCCAGGAAATAAAACCATAAGTCCTCTTTTTGGAACCACACGTTCAATACCTTTGCCGGGATGAAGGCATCTATCAAATAACAGCGGTGCTGATCCATCTGGACAGTTGACATAGTAAACAAAACTCCAGAGGTGGGGCCAGTGGTTGTGCATAACCGTATAATCACCCTCACGATAGATTGCTCCCCAACAATCATACGGTATCATGTCTAAATTTTGAGGATTGTTCTCTGATGCTAACATCATTGCATGATTACACACCCACTGAAACCCCTTACTGGTATCTTGCATATACCAATCGGTCATAGATGCCTTGACATTCGTTCTCTTTTGTTGTCTATCGCCATGTTCTCGAATTTGACGTTCAAGATTTTCGTTTAACGACATATCTTGGTCTTCATGAACTTTTCTATCAGCCATTTCTTCCAAATCAAGAGTTATGATTGGAAACTTCTCTGAAAATTGTTTTGACAGGGGATGCCTATCAAACTGTGTTGAAGGCTTAAGACTCTTTGCTAACGCTGCCAGACTCATTTTCTTCGATTGCCCTTTTCAAAATTTCTGATTTATAGTTGATAACTTTCTCCAAACGTTCAATTCTCTTACGAACACTCTGGGGAAGGCCTCGCATACCACCATTACGAACTGTAAACTTCTTTTCCCAGCTTGCTCTTTCCGCCAACAGCTGTTTTAGAGATCGCTTGTGCAGTTTAATTTCTTTATCTGGTGTTCCGTATGGAATTGCCATCTCAGCTTTCGTATCGGGATTATCAATTGCAGTTGGAAGTTCTGTATCTACTTCATCTGTCAACACATATCCATTTTCGATCATCTTCGCAACAGCTTTCTGATCTTCCTCTGTCATCATCTTTGTTTTCATAGTAATACCTCATTCAAATAAATGAACTCGTAACTTCTCCTACCTTTCACCTCAAGGTAAATAGAGTCCATGTCCTTGTCCTTTACGGGCTCGTAGGACTTTTTCTTCTTGGACCAGTAATGAGGTCTGGCTATTTCACCATCTCCCATAACCAACCACTTCACATCATCAAATCTATCCGAACTGATATCTGTTACCTTGCCGGTAACTTTCTCTTCATATTCATTCAGATAACTAACTGTCTCACCAATCACTTGTAGTATCCTTTCTCTGCTGGATAGTGCCACCACCCCGTAAGCATATACTTATCAGCAGTGTGTACAGGGTTTCCACGATGCTGAAACGTCCAACCGGCCGGAAACATTACTCCTAAACCTTTTCTTGGACGAACTCTTAGTTTCTCATACAAAAATTCTGTCTCTCCTTCATCAATATCCACATCATTCAAGTAGAACGACCACACCAAACAACGATCCATGTTTTCATAGTGACTTACCTCTGAATGCCAGTTATGAAATCCCCCACCAAAGGGCGGTGTGCATTGAACCTTGATATCAGGTGATACCAGTTTCTTTGCGCCACGATAGCAAAACGGAAACTCTTCCTTGTATCTGTGCATCATGTCATACTTGTGCTTCTGAACTCTGGTATACAGGTCGCTATGTTGTTCAAAGGTCAGCCATTTTTGTTCGTCCTTACGAGTTATTCGATCAGCCTTGACAGTCTTAACATCTTCCACAGAATCAAACCACACAATCAGTGTTTCACACAGATCATCAGGTAGAGCATTCGCATATTGACGTATGAAATCACTCATCGTCATACTTTCCGTAACATCGTGATACTACCCTGCCTAAATTTGTGTGGCTCAATAATATCCATGCGAAATGCTGCGGGTAACTGACTAACAACTTCTAAATTCTTGTTTGGTTCACCTTTAAAGTAAGTGAAATGAAACAGAACGTACTCCTTTACCATATGCCAATAGTTTTCTGCAAAGAATTTATATTCTTCCCAACCACCACAGTCAACCCACACAAGATCATAGGGTCCATGAGTATCTATTTGACTAATTACCTCACCATCTTTCATATCACCCTGTATGAATTCTACCAGAGGCTCACCTTCCAGAATGCTCATGCGTTTTTCCGCTTGATCATCTTCCATACTCAAGTTATCAACCACAACAAACTTAGGGCTGTACGGTTTATCCAGATAGTCTTTATCGCAGTTACCATCCCACAGTAACCCTTCAGTATTTTCCTTGAGCCCATTCAAAAGAAACGGTGTGGTGTAACCCATACCAAGTTCTAGAATACGCTGTGGCCTTGCAAGACCTACTAGACTTTCCAAAAATGGACCTACTTTTTCAGTTCCGTAGCCAGGAACCCACCATTCCTCATTCTTCATCGGCAGACACCCCATACGAGAACTCTTTTCTCGCTGCTTCATCCAACTGATTCATAATATCATCCGTAAAGAACTTCTCTGGATTGTTATTGATCGTCTTACCAAACGTTTTCGTACCATCTGGCAGCTCAATACGAGTGGAAACACTCTTGAAGATGCCATACTTCAGTGCCAAGTCCAATAATCCATAATACTTGTCCAATCCACCATCATAAGTCAATCGTACATCAACCATCTTGTTCTCTTTTGTCAAACGACTCTTATGATTCTTACAGTGAACAATATTACCAATAACTTCTGTACCGTCCTTCTCTTTCTTCTTACTCAAGTAGACAATACTAGAAGCTGCATACTTCAGACCACTTCCACCACCCATCTCTTTTTGGGGAAACATACTACCAACCACATCGTATGTGTGATTTGTGACCACCATCGGAATTTTCGCTCGCCCCAACTTCAATGTTAAAACTCGAAACGCTGCTTTCAGCACTTGCGCTCGTGTCATATCTCTTGTCTCTTTACCCTGTGCGGTATCCTCGACTTCCTTGGTGGTACTCAGCATACCCAAAGAGTCTAGGCAGAGAAACATCGGTTTACGATCCGCCTCATCCTGTGTAAGATAGTCGTCAAGAACTCGAATTGCCTGTGTGCGAAACTCTTGTACGGTAGTGACCGGCATAATCACCATACGTTTTGGATCAATACCCCTATCAACCACCATTTGACGAGTGATCGCACTTTCACTCTCGAAATAAATGACACCAGCCTCTGGATCACGGTCAAGAAAACTCTTTACAATGCCCATAAGGAAGAACGTCTTACCAGTTGCAGATTCACCTGCCAGTGCAGTAATCTTATTGCCCGGTAAACCACCGTGAATATTGCCAGATAGTAATGCATTGAAAATATAAGAGCCAGTGTCGATAAAAGATTCAACATCTCCTGTCTCAACACCATCGTCTACAATAGACGCATACTCATTCATATTCGCAACACGCTTCAGAAAATCATTCATATAAACTTCTCCATAGTATAACAATCAGTATAACTTATATATCCAGTTAAGTCAAGACCTTTTGCTGAGTTTTTGGGGGTGGCCACTCTGAAATAATTATCAGAACTTTGAGGGGAATCGTTATAGATTATAAAAGGCAATCCAGTTTTGACCCCCTACCCCATATATAAAGCCATTTACCCAGAGGATCAGGAAGGGAGAGGAATCGAACCTCTCTTACAGTGCCTGACACACCGCTGATCGTAGTCAGATCGGACCATTCACACCCCATGTACGTTACATCCAGCAGATGATAGCGCAGTGACGGGCGTCCCAGTGCCTTCCATTATAAAAGAGAGAGCATCAGACCACTTAGCAATTCAGCAATTTACGAAAGTCCATTCGGGATGCTCTCCAAGGTATCACAGCATTACAAGATACATACTCCCAAAGATCAGAATGTTAGCGGCAACATAGGCAGCTGCCAGAAAGAAAAGAACCTTTATCATGATATTATAGTATCACAACAGAACCACTTTGTCAACAGTTTAACTCTCCATTTTTCTCAGAAATCTTGCTCTGTGTCTCTCGAACTTCCACACCATCAGCTTCTGTGCGTTGACAGGGGAAACTCTCCACATCACATGCATGAACTTAGACCACATTACATCAACACTCCTATTGAACGTTCTAAATCAATCATGTCCTCAAACTTCTTTATGGCTTCTTCGTAGGAAGCCTCAAAGACTTCACTGACAGTGTAATGAGGTCCGGCTATAATGCGCTCAATCTCATACTTGTAGTCACCTAAACCCCAGAGATACATCGTAGTATCTTCATCTGTCTTATCGTAACCTTTAGCATAGAGAGTAGTCATTTGAAATCCTCAGAGAGTGCTAGCAGTGTCACATGACCTAACGGGCGTATCCCGTTCCAGAAGTCTCTCTTCATTGTCTTTATAGTACCATATCCATCAGGGTTTGTCAACAAGAAAATGCATTATTTTCCGAATAATTCAGCATACTCTTCATTGCGTGTGGGATACATCTTATCCAGTATCTTGGCCTTTGCTTCCTTCAGATACCCGACGAACTCCTTGTCACCAATCTCTAAGGCGAACTTGATGTCAGCATTGATCAGGGCAATCATCTCTTTGTCAGTAACTTTAGCCATATCTCAATTCCTCTATGTGTTCTTACTCTCTCAACATACTCATTATGCACTACTGTCAAGGGATTGTCAAGTACTTTTTTTCATTTTTCTGTATATTTTTTGTGGGTGCGTGGATTGTGGAGCGATATGCTGTGGACTTTAATCACATCAGACTCATGTTTATTTTAGCCTTTTTAATGATTGGGTAAAAATGGGATATCATGGGTTATTCTGGGATTTCTTATCCGCTCTACTTCAGAAACGCATCTAGCGTACCCGCACCCTGTTTCTCTGCTTTCTTCTTGGCATAGTCTTTCCTCTTCCATTCTCGCATATATGCCTTACGTTCTGGTGTTTGATTACGTTTCCTATTATATTCTTGACGCTCTGGTCTTTGATCATATTCCTTCTTATATGCTTTATACTCTGGTGTTGAGTGATATACCTTTATCGCTGCCTTATTTCTAAGATATCGTTCCCTTTCATATTGGCTTCGATATTCGACATTACCATATGTTTGTTGATATTTGTCTGTTTTTAAATATTTTTCATCATATAACTTTCGGCGTTCTTTATACTCTGGTGTTGCTCCATATGCTTTCCGATCATATGTAATGCCACCTTTCCACATTGGATTATTCTCACCAGATGTATCTACATAACGTGGGTCACCTAGGCTCTGATTATAATACCTATCCCAGCAGCGTTTCTTTCTATTGACCAGCAGTTTATGCTCTAATATACACATCTCCTCATCCGTACCATATGCGAGTATGCGTCTTGTTACACCCTCTGGAATGTTATCCTTAGTGAAATGTTCCCATACGGTTGATGAGTGTGTGTATTTGTCATCTGGTGAGCCTTTGTGCTTACCCAGATAATATTTTTTATTTGGTGCGTCATACCATAGATATATAAATGCTTCACTCATAATATACTCTCCTAAAAAATATATTGTGTCATTTTATCTGCATAGTGTAGAGCGCAGAGCATCTCTACTGGAAACTTCTCTTGCCATATGGTTAATGTGATGAAATACTCTCCACACCATGCATATACTGTATTATCTGTTGGTATGTTCTCTGGGATCATTGGCTCTCCAGATGCGTCTATCTCGTAGCATCTCTATGCCAGCAAGTTGTTCTTCCTCTGTCCTATCACGCCATGTGGTTAC